TTGGATTCAAATGTTATTTGGAGAAAACACTACACTTATTAATCCAAGTGACCTTACAAGTAATTTTAATGATGCATACGCTACAAAAAACATTATTATGATTGATGAAACTACAATCGATAAACAACACGCAATCGAAAAGTTAAAGTCAATAGCGACTGCCAAAACAATGTCGGTATCGCAAAAATTTGTTAGCCATTATTCAGTACCTTTTTTTGGCAAGGTTATTTTTTGCACTAACAAAGAATCCGACTTTATGCGTATTGATGAGGAGGAGATTCGCTTTTGGGTGCGCAAAATTAAAATTATCAAAGGCGCAAAGAACACGAACATCGAAACCGATTTGTTTAATGAGATACCAAAGTTTCTTAAATATCTTATGCAACTTCCTGCAATAGATTTCAGCAAATCGCGTATGGTATTTACCAAGGATGAAATCTTAACAGAATCATTGCAGGTTGTTATGGAGCAAAGCAAATCAACATTGAGAAAAGAAATCGAAATGAATTTTGACGACTTCTTTATGAATAATGATGCAATTGAATTTATTGAGGCAACTGCTAAAGATATTAAAATGCAATGGTTTCCATTAAATAATAAATATGAAATGAGTTATATTAGAACAGTTTTAAAGGAGGAAATGAAAATGGTATGTTTAAAAAACAAAAAGTATAAAGGATTCCCAAATCAAGATTATTCACAGGCTAGCAAAACTGGATTTCCTTTTCTATTTAAAAATCCGTATCATATTAAAAATAAAGTAGTTAATAAACAAAATGATTCAGTTGATGACCCTAATGAAGCAATGCCAAGGTTTGCATAGTAATATTACTAAAATTACTAATTACAAATTAATATGCTGATAGTCAACAAAGTAATTAAATTTAGTAATAATGCAAAACCTAATAAGATTTATGCTAAAAATAGAATCGTCAGACTTTTTAGCGTTTTCTTTATTACTCTATTACTTTATAATAATAATAATAATATAGAGTAGTGATAGCAAGGCATACGCTTGGTAATTTTTTAGTAATTTTTAAGTAATTAATAAGTAATAGTAATCAATATGAAAATCTACACAATCCCCGAATTCGAACTGTATTACCATAATCAATACAAACGGTCAAACATGAATCAAGCGTTTTGGAACACCTTACCGATTGAACGATTCAACCTCAACAAAAAGAAAGTGGTTAAGAAGCGAAAGGCGGAGCTTACGACTAATCATTTAGACTTGCCAGTAAATAATATCCTACAAGCGAAAGAAACCAAAGATGCTTTTAACACTAATAAGTTTACCGACCTTATAATTGCCTACCTTAAAGCAGTACATAGCTGCAATAGTGCAAGGCGCATAAGTAGTGAGGGCCGATATCGAAAGGGCATAGGTTACATTGCAGGGTTAAACAAAGGTATGGAGGACATACAATGTATATTGAAAGGAAAACTATTTGCCATTGAAGTCAAATCCCCAACGGATAAGATAAGCCCCGAACAACTTAAACGCAAAGCAGCAATTGAAGCCGATGGAGGTAATTACATTGTTGCTACATCGTTTGAGCAGATGCAAACTGAAATACTAAACTTATTAAAATAATACTTATCTTTGTGCTATGAAAAGGTGTGTAAAATACACGAAAATACATAAAAATGGGGTTTACTAAAGGAAATAAGGGCAAACCGAAAGGAGCAACTAACAAACTGACCAAATCAGTTAAAGAAGCGTTTGAAATTGCGTTCAATGAATTGCAAGGAGATTCAGAAGCCAACCTTGCTAATTGGGCTAAAGAAAATACAACAGAGTTTTACAAGTTGGCTGCTAAACTTATTCCAACATCGGTAAGTGCTGACCTAACCACTAATGGCAAAGAAATACGTTCATGGAGCGTGAAATCGAAGTAAACGAGGTCTATATTCCATTCCTTAAAAACGAGCAACGATATGCAGTTTTGAAAGGCGGCGCAGGATCGGGCAAATCAATCGCTGCAGTTCAAAAGATTATCCTGCGCATCACAACCGAGCAAGGGCATCGAATTCTTTGCATTAGAAAGGTAGCAACAACCATTCGTAACAGTGTATATCAGTTGTTTGTCGATAAGCTATTAGAGTACGATATATTCAGCGAATTTACTATAAACAAAAGTGAAATGCGCTTTACCCACAATCCAACAGGCAACGAAATACTTTGTGCCGGAATGGATGACCCCGAAAAAATTAAATCAATTGCAGGCATCACATCGGTTTGGTGCGAGGAAGCAACCGAGTTGGATGAATTAGACTTTAATCAGTTAGAACTTCGTGTGCGAGGCGAAACAAACAACTACAAACAGTTTATAATCACATTTAACCCGATTTCAGAGCAACACTGGATAAAGCGCAGATTCTTTGATGAACCCGATGCCGAAACCATGTTGATGAATACAACGTATAAAGACAATTCGTTTTTAGATGCCGATTACATCCATCATTTAACCGAAAGAGTAAAAGCTAACCCAAACCTGCACAAAGTTTATGTGCTTGGCGAATGGGGCAAAGTTGATTTCGGTGGCGAATTTCTTAAAAGTTGGAGTACAATTAAACACACTGGCATTGTAACTTATGACCCATCGTTAGCAGTTTGGCTTTCGTTTGATGAAAACGTAAACCCTTACTTTCCTTGTGGTATTTTTCAAATTAGTGATGAAAACGAAATAAGATTGATTGATTGCATTGCGCTAAAAAACCCCGACAATACAACCAAAGCAATGGGCAGGGCAATAATGCAACGGTTAAGACATTGGAAGCATAACGGACATGTTTATGTTTGTGGGGATAGCACCAGCCAAAAGGATGACGTTAAACAAGAAAAAGGATTCGATTTATTTCGATTGCTAATTAATGAATTAGATGAAGTTAAACCGATTCGCAGAGTGGCTAAATCAAACCCTAATGTGCGCCCAAGTGCTGACTTTTTTAATGCTATTTTAGGTTACAATGAGCAAGGCATTAGTTTTATAGCTGATGAAAGTTGCAGAGTGGCGATATTAGATTTTGAAAACACAAAGGAAGACAAGAATGGCAAAGTAGATAAGCGAACAGTAACCGATCCTGTCACAAAAGTAAGTTACCAACCATTTGGCCACATTGTTGACTTAACACGTTATTTAATTACATCCGTATTCGCTTCACAATATGCAAGGTTTCAAACAGGAATTATCAAACCGCTTGTTGTTGTTGGTAGAGATGCTGAATATAAATCAGCAAGTAGATTTTAGTTACATTTTAAGCATTTATCAAATTTTTTATTATTATTTTGCATCATGGCACGATTCTTAAAAACCTCCGACTATCTTTCAATAATTCAAACGGTTGACCTCAATCAGATAACCGAGAATACCCCGCAAAACTTGTACGATAGCGAGGTTAAGGCCATAAGTAGAATGAGGACAAAATTAGTCCAAAGATACATGGTTGACATCGAATTAGGCACAATGGATGCCTATTCAGCATCAACACATTACCGCACACGCGACAGAGTTATATTAGGCGAAGTAATCACACACGTTAATGACTTTAGCAGATGGGATAACAAAACCGAATACATTATAGGCAACATTGTAACCGATGACAATGGCTATGTTTACACAGCTATTGCAGCAAGCACAAACCAAGCTTTGACATTAACTGCATATTGGTCTAAAATGATAAACATTGCAACAAGCAACGCAACCTATTGGACTGTTGGCGATAATCGTTATCCGATGTTTGTCGAGCTTGCAATGGATATGACATTGTATAACCTGCATGCAAGGATTAACCCGCGAAACATACCCGATTTAAGAATAGAACGCAATAGAGAAGCACTTGACCAATTAGATGCGTGGGCAAGTGGCACAGATACCGCTGAGGTATTAAACATCAATTCAACCGATAGCACTGGTTATTCTATTCGCTACGGAAATAGTTTAGACAAACAAGATAATTTCTTTAAATAATGGCTTGGTATAACGATATATTTAACTTTAATAAACCACAACCGCAAAAGGCCAACATACGTAAGACTATTGACTTTGAGCAACAGTTACAACGTGTTAGACAAGATGCGACAAAGTTTAACATTGCATTACAGGCGGCTGAATCACCGATGTACCCAAACCGCTTTTTATTGATGCAAACCTATCAGCAAATTGTGTTAGATGGGCAAGTGCAATCGGCTATGTTGCAACGTAAATCAAAGATATTGAGCAAGAAGTTTATGGTTTATGGACCAGATGGCGAATGTGATGAAGCCAAAACTGCATTGTTTAACCAAAAGTGGTTTTATGACTTCCAAAGTTTATCTTTAGATTCAATCTTTTGGGGCTTTAGTTGTGTGCAATTTGGCGCAATTATAAACGATAAGTATTCGAGTGTTGAATTAATCCCGCGTATTTATGTAGTGCCTGAATTTAGCCTTGTTAGAACAAACACAGCAACGGTAACAGAGGGAAAAAGATTTGATGTGTCACCTTATAATAACTGGTGTATAGGTGTTGGCGAAAAGAAAGATTTAGGATTAATGATGTACCTTGCACCATACGTTATTTGGAAGAAAAACGCAATGGCAGCATGGGCGGAGTTTGCTGAGGTGTTTGGCAGTCCGATTAGAGTTGGCAAAACCGATGTGCGTGATGAATTGACACGTAAAAACATGGAGAATATGCTGCGCAATATGGGTGTAGCTTCGTGGGCGGTTTTAGATTTAAACGACAACATTGAATTGATGCAAGCAAGCAGAACGGATGCCTATGCAGTATTTGATAAAATGGTGGAGCGTTGCAATTCAGAAATCAGCAAAATAATTTTAGGGCAAACAGGCACAACCGATGAAAAGTCTTATAGTGGTTCGGCTAATGTTCTTGAGGGTGTTGCTGCAATGATTGCAAAGCAAGACACGTTGAAAATGCAGTTTATCATTGAAGACCAGTTAGTGCCGATGATGATTAGAAATGGATTTGATTTAACAGGTTGCACATTTAAGTATGATGATAGCGAGAATCTGCCATTGATGGAGCAAGCAAAGATAGATGCTTCATTTATGCCATACGTAAAGTTTGAACACGAATATTTAGAGCATAAATACGGAATCGAATTGCAGGATGAAATGGGTGTAGAAGAAGAAGAAGAAGAACCAACTGAAAGCGAAAACGAAAGCCAACTTGAAAACATTGCAAAACGATTAAGAAACATTTATAGTTAGATGTGCGGCTACTGCGACATATTGAATATTGATAAGGAGGTTGACCCACCAACACCATTTGATGAAAACGATTTTAATCGTATGTCGAACGATGTGTGGATTGGTGCGATTAATAACCAAGTGTTG